AACCAGGTCTTTCTAACTTCATGCAGGACCGTATTGACATTCATTCAAAACATGGCTGGATGCTGAAAGCAACAGGTAAATGAGAGACATCAAGTCTATCCTAGAAGGCATTGTAAGCCAAGGTAAAACAGTTGGTTCTGGTGGATCTTCTTTTAGAGATAGATCATCTTCGAACGATAAAAGCGGTTTGAACATCGGAGCTAATAGAGTTCACGATCGTGAACGCGCAGCCAAAGAAGCTTCTGCCGATAGAGCAGAAAAGCGCGAAGATGAAGTTGAAAAACGTAATAGAGAAGCTAAACAGCGCCAAAAGGAAACGATGAAGATGTCTAAAGAAGAAACAGTTACAGAAGCCAAGCATGTATTTCACGTTCATCTACATGCGGATGATACGAGACTTGGTAAAATGGTTGATGATAAAACTGTAGAACCTATTGGCGACAAGCCCAAGGGAACTAAAATCAAGTTGACAGTTCCGGCGCATGATACAAGAACAGCAAGAGATAAAGCTACTCGTTACGCTGCGAAGAACTTCGGAGTTCACGCTGTAAAGTCTATCGAATACAAGGGTTTACACGAAGATACGGTTGTTGAAGCCAATATCGGACCTAATGTTGACACCGAAACCATCAGAGGTATTCATCAAAGAGCTCACGCCAGTATCACCAATCCGAATAATAAAAAACTGACATACAGTCACCCAGGTTTTGCTGATCAGATTGATAATGAATTAAAAGCAAGAAAAGAACTTGCTAAAAGAGGAATCAAGGTCGAACGTCCAAAACACAGAGCAGTGATTGAACATAATCTTGACGAAGCAATCAAGGGTTGGAAGAACGCTGCCAGCGATATTAGAAAGTTTAGATCTGCTGCTTCGGACGCGAAGAAATCAGCTATGCTTGTTTCTCTCAAGAAGGATGGAAGCGAGAGCGGAATGCACGATGCGAAGAGCTATCACGCTTCGGAAGAAGAAGCCAGAAAGAAGCACGAGACTATCACAAAACTGAATCCAAACAGAAAAATCAGACACAATCTGTACGTTGATGGAAAGAAGGTTGACACTCTAGGCGAAGAAACCAATACTGAGAAGCGCGAAGAGATCGAGAATGTTGCTCGTATGGATGGCGCCAAACCTACATCAGAAAAATCCACTTTGAGCAAAACCGGTCAAATCAAAACAAAAATCGTAGAGGAAAAACCAACTATGTCAGTACCAAACTTTGGGCTTCCGAAGAGCCTTATCGACGCAGTTCGTCAAATCGTTGAGAAGAAAGACGAAGACGAAAAGGATCCAAAGAAGATGACAGGCGGGAAGACTGTCGTTGACACTGATCCAGAAACAGATGGCAAACAAAATGATGATGATGCCGCAGCAAAAGGCAAGAAGAAAGCAGTAAAAGAAGAAACAAAATCTCATACGGTTCCAAAGACCGATAAGGAGAAGAAGCTTGCTGCTCTCGCTTCACCAAAGGACAAGATCACACACAAAGATGTGTTAGTCGGTCGTGGTGTGGTGAAGGAAGAAGAAGTTGAGGATCTTGAAGAAGTTTCGAAGGACACGCTTCAGCGTTACATGCATTCAGCTAAATCTGAAAGAATGGACCCAACAAAGGGTGGGCAGCGCAAAGCAGGTATGGACCTCGCTCTAAAGAAGTCTATCGGCTCTAAAGATGTAAAAGTAAAAGCTGCTGGTATGTCCAAGAAAGAAATGGGCGAAGAAGTTGAGTTCTCAGCTGAAGAGATTGAACGCATTGAAGCCATTGCTGCCGAGCTAGCCGAAGCCAAGCCAACGATTGTATCAGCTCCAATTCGCGGAGCTAATCAGGATCAGAGCGGTTTCAATACAAAGAACTCAACAGCTGATTACACAATCTCTGATTCAAAGAAGATGAAGGTTAAGGAAGAAGTTGAAGAGCTTGATGAGCTGGAGAAGTCAACTCTTGGTTCTTACGTAAAGAAAGCCAAGGATTCGTTGGTAAAAAATCGTCAGGGTTATAGTGATGCTTTAAACAAGCCGGGATATACTTCAGATGATCGCAGATATTTTTCTAAAAAATCTTCTAATAGAGCTAGAGGAATAGACAAGGCAGTTGACAAGCTGACCAAGGAAGAAGTTGATCTCGAGGAGGCTATCAAGATAGGTTCTAGAGTGAAGGTACATGCTCCGGGCAAGGATTATCACGGAGTTATTGGTAATGTAGGCGAGATAGATCATGGTCTGCACAAAAAGTCTGAAAAGAAATATACTATCGACTACAACAATAGATCCAATTCTGTAACACTTCCTAAGTCACAGATCAAACTACACAAGGAAGAAGTTGAGCTCGAAGAAGCATTCGTTGTATACCATAAAGATACAAAAAATCTAGTATCAACTCACGCCAATCTTGCAACGGCTAAAAAACACGCCGAGAAGAAAGGTTCTGACTACACGACAGCGAGCAAAGATCATTGGCACGCCAAAATCAATCCTAAAAGATCAACTAACGAAGAAGTTGAGCTCGAGGAAGGTCGCGGTCGCCCAAGAAAGAATCCTCTACCAGCAGGTCAAGAAGCTGATGTCGATGACACTCACAAGCATCCAATGCAGCAGCTTGAGAAGATCTCTCATTCTATCGAAGGTAGAGAGCCTCATTACGAGCACAAAGATGGATCTAAGACCAAAATCAGCAGACATCTAGCTAGACACATGGTGATGACTCATAACTCCATGAAAACAACTCAGGAGAAAGATGATTTCGCTAACAAACTACATGCAAATCGCGACTCCATGAGATCGGCTATGAGCAAACACTTCTAATATCAAAAACTTATAAATAGAAAAAACTTACATCAAGGAGTACGAATAAATGTGGGGTAGAAACGACCAATCTGTTTCAGCATCAGCTAACGTTGAAACTTCAAACGGTGCCCCTATCGGCACTTACACAGCAGTAAAGCTTGGTGGTGGCGCTAATGCTCACTACGCTAACACTTCTGGATCGCGCGCGAACGTTGATCTCCAGATGTTTGTTAACACAACACCAAATGCGTTCTTGACAGGTCAGGCTGTCGGCGTATTTGGTGTTGACGCAACTGAAATGGGATTTGCCAGCGGACCAATTGGTCTTGCTAGAGTAACATATGGCGGAACTGGTTACAGCGCAAACGCAACTGTAACTTTCACCGTAACAAACGGCGGATCATCTGCAGCTGCAAACGCATTTGCTAATACAACTGCCGGTTACGGTGGTAAGATCACTGCAATCAATATCACTGCAAACGGCACTGGTTATATTGCAGATCCGATTATTACCATTTCAGCACCATCCGCTCTAAACATTACAGCTAACACAACTGGCGTAAGCAATACGACAGACACTATACTTCTGGCGACAGCCAACTCTCGCTTCCAGGCTGGTGATAGACTGTATTATGGTGTACCAACTGGTAATACTGCTATTCCTAATCTGACGGGTAATACTTTTTACTACGTAACGTTCGCTAACACTACTGCTCTTGCTCTATCAACCACTCTTGGTGGTGCAAATGTGGATATCGCAACTACTGTTGCAGTAGCTGGCGAAACTCATACATTGACCGGTGATACTGCAACTGGTGTTGTCATGGCGCGCGGAGCAAAGAATGGCGGTGTTGCACACGCTGGTTGGGTTCTAAGAAGAGAAGGTACTGGCGGTCGCGCTGGTCGTGTTCACTATGAAACTCTTGTAGCCATGGGTTCACTTGGTGCGCAGACTGCCGCTTATGGTACTCCGGCAACAACAGCTGACGGTAACGACGATATCGTATTCCACGAGTCATAATAAATACTACTAAAATCTAGGAGTGTTTAACTGTGGCAAATGACGCTAAAAAAGTAAGTGAGTTAGCGGTAACAACTACCCTGTCTGCAAATGACAGGGTAGTTATCTTATCGAATCCATCGAGTGCAGCTAATACAAAAACGATTACCGTAGCCAATTTTGCTAATAACGTAACAGCTAATAATGCGAATTATCTCGGCGGCATTATATCAACTTCTTACGTTAATACTACAGGCGCGTATACAATAAGTGGCGTTCATACGCACAGCGCTAATCTTTTGGTCACCACAAACACCTTTAATCTAGGTACAAACATCAATGGCGCTAACGGATATACATATCTACCTAATGGTTTTAAATTAAATTGGGGTTGGGTATCCGCTAATTCAACAACGGGAAATGTTACTTTTTCTAGTGCTTATACTACGAATGCATATTGTGTTGTTGCAACAAGTAATACCTCGACTGCAACGTACCAGACCTCGGTTATATCAACTAATAACACAGTTGCTGCTATTAGAACCGCTAATGCAACTGTAACAAATGTGTTTTGGCAAGCTATAGGCTATTAAATTATCGTAAAGAATAATTGATGAACGAACATTTGACTGATGAAAACTTTTTGATTTACTGCGCGAAAGTGTACGACAATCCTGGTATGACTTCTACGAACGAGTTTATGGAAGATCTTGACAGAATAAAATACATAAAGAAGTTGATAACAAGATACAAAGAGACTGGAGAGTTGAAGGAGCGGTTGATTCTCAACCACATCATCACTCTCCACAATTGTTTCAACGTTCATCTGGCTAAGATCCTGTTTCTAAAAACTGAGAAACAGTTTCATCATATCAAACCGTTTTTGATCATGATCAATGCATTACCTGAAGTTATAAATAATGTTGGCGAACACAAGAAAGTTTACACTGATGGAATCCCGCTTGACATCATTATAGTTTCAGCATTACGGAAAATCAATAATGGATAAGAAAATTAAAGAGGATACGGCAACGGTTCCGACTTTCAATAATGTAGGAAGTGGTAGTAACGCTGCGCTTGGTGTTGGTAAAGAAGGCGAACCGCCTGGTAAGCCGAAGAAAAAAAAACTTCGCCAGCTTTTTCCACTATTCAAAAGAAAGTTGATCTAATAATGTCAGAAGACCGTATAGACAAAATTGATGACGCAATCTCTAGATTAGCGATAGTTGCCTCTGATCTTTCAAAAATGCTGGCGGTTCACGAACACAGAATCATTCAACAAGAAAAAAATGCGGACAACATTGTCGCTTCAATAGACAAACGTAGAACCGAAGTTGATAACATTTTGAAAGATGTTTACAGCACGATTAGAACCGAAACAAATATGCTTCGCGAAAGCTCTACAAAACAACACATTGAACAGAACGTCAAAATCGAAGCGATTCAAAAAACAATGTGGATGGCTGTCGGCGCTGCTACGGTAGTAAGTTGGGCAGCTCCTATATTGTTGAATAAGTTTTTACACTAAAATAATGCTTGCTTTTTTCCAGAATTCCGGTATAATCAGTAATGTGATGATGATGGATATGGGAAATGCACTGGTTAGAAACAAAGTACATCGGTTTAGTATCAAATCGACTTCGAAACTACAAGCGTAAGTCATCAGCACTTTACTGCTTTTCCTGCCCATTCTGCGGCGACTCGGAGACTGATAAGAAGAGAGCTCGTGGCTATGTGTATACCAAAAAAGGTAACACAATGTTTCATTGTCACAATTGCGAGCTTACTTACAATTTCAACAACTTTCTAAAGAACCTGGACTTTCAGCTGTATTCTGAGTTCAGCCTTGAGAAACTGAAGGATGAGAAGTCTCCTCAGCAGAAAGAACTTGAAGACTTCGTTGAGAAGATGAAGAAGCCGGTATTCTTACAGTCTGGTCCTCTGAAGGGTTTGAAGAAGGTAAGTCAGCTGAGCGCTGATCACCCCTGTAAAGCTTTTGTTGCAAACCGCCAAATCCCCAATCCATATCACGCAAAGATGTTCTTTTGTCCTAAGTTCTTTACTTGGACGAACGAGATCATTCCAGGTAAGTTTGATGACGTTTCTTTGCTCTATGACGAACCTAGACTGCTGATTCCGTTCTTTGATACAGAAAAGAACATGCATGCGTTTCAGGGTCGAGCTCTTGATAGTAAAAGCAAGACGCGCTATATAACTATTGTCAACGATGAAACGACACCCAAGGTGTATGGTCTAGACTCAGTCGACTTCAATAAGAAAACATACGTATTCGAGGGTCCGATTGATTCTATGTTTGTGCCGAACAGCATTGCTACTGCTGGTGGTGATCTTGTTTCAACAGTGAAAGATCTTCCTAAGAAGAATCTGGTAGTTGTATACGACAACGAACCAAGATCAGTCGAGACAAAGAAAAAGCTTGACAAGGCTATCATTAACGGTTATAATGTTTGTATCTGGCCAACTAACCTTGAACATAAGGATGTGAATGACATGATCTTGGCAGGTCTCAGCTCAGATTTTGTTCGGTACATTATTGACACTCATACGTATAATGACCTGCGAGCCAAGTTGACATTGAACATGTGGAGCAAAGTGTAATGGGTCGTCTGGTTTATTACAAAAAACCACCAGAGGGTCTTGAATGGGCAGTTGAGTACGTTGTCCTAGAATATTGGTCGATTGCTCAAGATCAATCAGATTTCAAGTGTGTTGTCTGTACGACACATTCAAAAGAGTTGGCTGAAGAGATTGTAAAGGAAGATGAAATGCATCGCACGTGGGTTAAAGCTTGGAGGTTATTCCCTGAATGAACACAGCAAAGATAGTTGCTATTACCAATCCTCTTATTGATGGCGTTGGTTCGGCAGATCAGTTTATTGCCTACGCGGCACGAGTCTCTAATCCATCTAATCAGATGAACACAGAGACTTCGGAAAAGCTGCTTAGATATTGTATTAGAAACAAACACTTCTCGATTTTCGAGATGGTTAACGTCGTTATGGAGATAGATACCACTCGTGACATTGCTCGACAGATTTTACGTCATCGTTCATTCTCGTTTCAAGAATTTTCACAACGGTATGCTGATCCTACAAAGGATCTTGGGTTCGTAACTCGAGAAGCAAGACTTCAAGATACTAAGAACCGTCAGAACAGTATTGAAACTGATAACAGCGAGTTGAAAAACAACTGGGATCATTTACAAGGAGACATTATTGATTTAGTTGAACATGCCTACTGCTGGGCTATCGAAAACGGTATTGCTAAGGAACAAGCCCGAGCAGTTCTTCCTGAGGGGTTGACTAAATCAAGGATGTATATGAACGGCACTCTTCGTTCCTGGATTCATTACTGCGAATTGCGTATGGAAAATGGCACACAGAAGGAGCATAGAGAAGTAGCTGAGTCCGCTTGGAATGAGCTGACTTTTCTTTTCAAGTTTCTAACAGAAAGATGATAATACATGATCAGAGTAACAAAAAGAGACGGCAAACTCGAACCACTAGATCTAAACAAGTTTCACCGCGTCGTAGCCTGGGCTTGCGAAGATCTTAATAACGTTTCTGCCAGCGAAATCGAATTGAAGTCTCGAGTCCAGTTCTACGATAAGATCAAATCTACAGATATTCATGAGACTCTGATCAAGGCAGCTTCTGAATTGATTTCAGAAGAGTATCCAAACTATCAGTATGTTGCTTCTCGTTTGATCAACTACAATCTACGCAAGGAAGTATATGGTCAACCGGATCCTATTCATTTTGGTATTCACGTTGACAATATTGTTGAAAAAGGATATTACGATAAGGAAATCCGCGATCTCTACACAGTAGAGGATCTACATTGGCTCAACAAGCAAATCGACCACGATCGTGACTTTGATATTGTCTACGCTGGTATGGAACAATTTCGCGGTAAGTACCTTGTAAAGAATCGCGTCACTGGCGAGTTCTATGAAACTCCACAGATGGCAATCATGCTTATTGCGATGACCCTTTTCCGTCGCTATCCTAAAGAAACTCGTCTCAAATACGTAAAGGAATTTTACGATGCAGTATCTACGTTCGAGATTTCCCTGCCTACACCTATCATGGCTGGTCTACGAACACCCCAGCGCCAATTTTCTTCTTGTGTACTAATTGAAACAGATGATTCGTTAGATTCAATCAATGCAACAACGAGCTCGATTGTCAAGTATGTCTCGCAGAAAGCCGGCATCGGTATTGGCGCAGGTAGGATTCGTGCTATTGGGAGCGCTATTCGGAACGGTGATGCTTCTCATACTGGGGTCATTCCTTTCTACAAGCTTTTCCAAGCAGCAGTCAAGTCATGTTCACAGGGCGGTGTACGTGGTGGAGCAGCAACCCTCTATTATCCTGTATGGCATCTAGAGGTTGAAGACCTGCTTGTTCTGAAGAACAACAAGGGAACCGAAGAAAACCGTATACGTAATCTTGATTATGGTATTCAGTTCAACAAGGTGATGTATGAGCGACTTCTGACTGGTGGAAACATCACTCTGTTCAGTCCTAATGATGTTCCTGATCTTTACGATGCATTCTTTGTTGATAATGATCGTTTCCGCGAACTGTATATTGAAGCGGAAAACAATCCGAATATCAGAAAGAAGACCGTAGCAGCGATTGATCTGTTCTCGGCTTTCATTCAAGAGCGAAAGGATACTGGACGTATCTATCTTATGAACGTTGATCATGCGAACGATCACGGAGCTTTTGATAAGTTCAAGGCACCAATCAAACAGTCAAATCTTTGCTGCGAGATCGATCTTCCGACCAAGCCTCTAAATAACCTTGATGATGAAAACGGAGAGATATCTTTATGCACACTAGCTGCCATCAACTGGGGAAAGATTCGTGATCCTAGTGATTTTGAACGTTCTTGCACTCTTATCGTCCGTGCATTGGATGAGCTCCTCGATTATCAGGATTATCCGGTCGCAGCAGCAAAAAGATCTACAATGTCGAGAAGACCGCTTGGAGTTGGCATTGTCAACTTTGCTTACTGGCTTGCTCGTAACGACCTTAACTATCAGTATATAACTCAGGAAGGTCTTCAGAAGATCCATCAGTATGCGGAAGCCTGGTCTTATTATCTGATCAAAGCATCTGTCGAGCTCGCGCGCGAGAGAGGACAATGTTCTCTGTCTCAGGAAACTCATTACCACTACGGTCAGTTTCCTATCGACACTTACAAAAAAGAAGTTGACGAACTAGCACATCCGGTTTATAATATGGATTGGAACCTGCTTCGTGAAATGGTTAGCGAACACGGTATTCGTAACTCCACACTTATGGCTTTGATGCCTGCTGAAACTTCCGCTCAGGTTAGCAATTCAACCAATGGTATCGAGCCTCCACGTTCACTTGTTTCAGTAAAACAATCTAAGGATGGCGTTCTGAAACAAGTCGTTCCCGAGGTCCGAAAGCTGAAGAATAAATACGACCTGCTCTGGGATCAAAAGTCTCCGGAAGGCTACTTGAAGATTTGTGCTGTGCTTCAAAAGTTTATCGACCAAGGTATCTCTGTCAACACTTCATACAATCCAAAGTTCTATGAGGAAGAGCAGATCCCTATGTCCGAACTAGTCAAGCACATCGTGATGTTCTATCGTTATGGCGGAAAGCAACTTTACTATTTCAACACTGCTGATGGTGCTGGCGAACATACCGAAGCGCCGAGACCCGTGTCTGAAGTTCTTGATGAAGAAAATTGCGACGCATGCAAAATCTGATCCAGCTGAATCCACCCTTGCCAATAGTAACACCTCTTGGCAAGGGACTGGCTCATGTTTTGATTGATTACGGAATTGAGCACGATTTGATGTGGGTTTGTTTTCAGAACGAAACCGGTGAATGTTGGACTTGGTCGAACAAAGATATAAAAGCAGACAAAAACATTACAATCGGAAGAAAATAAAAATGACTTACAACGTATTTGATTCTAGCAACAAGAAGGATCACCTGAAGGCTCGAGCATTTTTTGATAATGCTCCGACCATTGCTAGATTTGATAAACAGAAGTATCCGTTCCTTGAGAAGCTGACTCGGCAGCAGATGGGATTTTTCTGGGTTCCGGAAGAAGTTGACCTGACTCGCGATACCAAGGATTTTCGCGATTTGACGAAGAACGAGCAACACATTTTCACCAGCAACCTGAAGCGACAGATTCTTCTCGATTCAGTTCAGGGTCGTGCGCCAACGGCAGCTTTCAGCCCTATTGCTTCGCTTCCGGAACTCGAGAACTGGATCATAGCCTGGACGTTCAGTGAATCTGTTCATTCGCGTTCGTACACTCACATCATCCGTAATGTCTATAGCGATCCGTCTAAGGTTCTTGACGATATCCTTGACATGCAGGAGATAGTTGATTGCGCCAAGGATATCAGCTTGTATTATGACGATCTGATTGATCTGAATCGACGAGCGGCATTGAATTGGCATGCTCATAATACACCATCGCCTTATCGTCACAAACTTGCGCTCTGGATGGCTCTTACGTCAGTAAACATTCTTGAAGGTATTCGTTTCTACGTAAGTTTCGCATGCTCGTGGGCATTCGCTGAATTGAAGAAGATGGAAGGAAACGCGAAGATCATCAAGTTGATTGCTCGCGATGAGAATCTTCACCTAGCAGGAACTCAACAGCTGCTCAAGGTTCTTCCTCAGGATGATCCTGATTTTGCGTTGATCAAAGAAGAGACTCGTGATGATTGCGTGGCGATGTTCAAGTCTGCTGCGGAGCAGGAGAAAGCTTGGGCTGAATATCTTTTCAAGAACGGTTCTATGATCGGTTTGAATAAACAGCTTCTTTGTGATTACGTTGAGTGGATTACAAATCGTCGTATGCAGGCTGTAGGTTTGCCGACACTATATAAGACCGGATCAAACCCTCTACCCTGGACACAAAAGTGGATCAGCGGAGGTGAGGTTCAAGTCGCGCCGCAGGAGACTCAGATCACATCTTACATTGTCGGTGGTGTGAAGAAAGACGTATCAACAGAAACATTCAAAGGGATGACACTATAATGGGTTGGAGTTCAGGATCTTTACTTTTTAGTGATGTTGCAGAAATAATTGCGGATAATGTAGATGATGACGCACGTAAGCTCATCATGTATAAGCGACTTATCGAATCATTTCAAAATCACGATTGTGACACATTAGATGAATGCACCGACATTGATCCGGTGCTTGATACTTTGCTTGAAGAAATATTTGAATCTGAAGAAGACGATGACGAAGAAAACGATTGGCCAGACGGTGGGCGTGAGATGTTTTGATATAAGTAGAGGGGTTAAAAGGATGCCCCTCTATGTCATGGATTTTCGAATCGCAGCCTATAGATGAAACTGTTCTAGATGATTACGTCGGTTTCGTCTACTGCATTACTAACTTGATTGATAACAAGAAATACATCGGTAAGAAACTTCTAAAGTTTAGAAGAAGTAAGATCGTCAAGGGTAAAAAGAAAAAAATCCTTGTTGATTCAGACTGGAAGAAGTATTGGGGTTCTAACAAAACTCTAATAGCCGATGTTGAAGCTCTAGGCGAAGACAAGTTCTCACGAGAGATTCTAATGTTTTGTAAGAGTAAAGGAGAATGCAATTACTACGAAGCAAAATTCCAGTTTCAATGCTCAGTTCTCGAAACTGATAAGTATTACAACGACTGGATCATGTGTAAGATTCACAGATCACATGTAAAAAAGCTTGACTTCTCCCAGGAATCTAGTATAATAAGGTTACTGGGATAGCAGCAAAATAATAGAAAGAAGTAGTGTCATGAATATGAACATGAACGAAGTAATAGCCTATATCGAAACCTGTTCACCAACATCGAAGATCTACATCGGATCAGACTCCGAAAGATTCAAGCTCAAGGGAAAGTGGTATGCTGATTATGCTACGGTCGTTGTTGTTCATATCGATGGCAAACACGGTTGTAGAATCTTTGGTGACGTAACCAGAGAGCTAGATTACGATCGTAAGGTAAGTCGACCAGCACTTAGGTTGATGAACGAAGCATACAAGGTACAGGAACTGTATTACAAACTCCAGGAAGCCATTGGAGACAGATTCTGCGAGCTTCACCTCGATATCAACCCCGATGAACGTTACGGCTCTTCATGCGTCGTTACTCAAGCAATCGGTTACATCATAGGCACTTGTAACATTGAGCCAAAGGTTAAACCTTTTGCGTTTGCAGCTAGTATTGCTGCAGATCGTTACAAGGGTCTGGCGGCAGCATAAATACCAAATGCTTTCGCGACCGCATACTGCGGGAATGGGTTTTGACCCGTTAACAAAAAATTAGGAGATCAAACTTTGTTAAAGCGCACACTAGTCGCGCTTTTGAGTTTGAGCGTTTTACTATTTTGCGTCTCTGACGCAGCACAAAATAACAATATTGCACGTGATAACATTTTGACAGAGGAACGTGTTGTCAGCCCACAAGCTGACGCAGTAGTGACCCAAGAGGTTGCTGCAGTTGAAACTAATAACGCTCATATTCAAGAGGTAAGCGAAAACAACGCTGCCGCCAAGGAACGACGCATCGTACGAAGGTACAACGCAAAAGCATCTTGGTATAGACATGGTAGAGTAACTGCCAATGGTGAACAATACAACCCTCTGGGTTTAACTGTCGCTCATCGCTCTCTACCATTCGGCACAATTGTGAGATTCACTAATCCCGATAATGGGCGAAGTGTAATAGCTAGAGTGAATGACAGAGGACCATATATAAGAGGTAGAGAGTTCGATCTTTCTCTTGGTTCAGCTCGAGCTCTCGGGTTCGAGCAAACCGGAATAATGGTTCTGCGAGTTGAGATAATGTAATCAGCGAGGATCGATATGACGAAAGACGAAAAGAAGACTCTTGAGGATCACAATTATTATTTGTTCCATCAAGATTTCACTAATGAAACTACTTCTAACGCGATCAAGTTCATCATCGAACGTAACTTGATGAAGACCCCACCGAAGTTCATGAAGATCATTTTCAACTCCCCTGGTGGGGAATTATCCGCAGCTTTCAGCCTGATTGATGTAATGAAAGGCTCTCGTGTACCGATTTACACTTACGGTCTCGGAGAGATATCAAGCTGTGGACTTCTGGCGTTCATCGCCGGTAAAAAGGGTTACCGTTACATAACTGAAAACACGAGCATACTCAGCCATCAGTTCTCCTGGTTCTCTTTTGGTAAAGAGCACGAGCTGTTGGCGAGGTCCAAAGAGATAAGTCAAACTTCCAGACGTTTGCTCGACCACTATATAAAGTGCACAGGGTTGAGCGAAAAAGAGGTCAAAAAGCACCTCTTACCTCCAGAAGATGTCTGGATGAGTGCCCAAGAAGCTGTGAAATATGGAATCGCAGATGAAATTGTTGAATTTTACTGAACGCGCGTTTTTTTATAAATACTTCCATGACCGTTAATAGGAGAAAATCATGGAAAAGTACGGATTCATTTACATCTGGTTCGATTCTTGGAGAAAAATGTATTACGTAGGATGTCATTGGGGTAGAGAAGACGATGGATACTTGTGCTCTTCTAAAAGAATGAGAGATGCGTACAGAAGAAGACCGCAAGACTTCAAAAGAAGAATATTGAAAAGGGTTTACGACTCTAAAGAAAATTTATTATTAGAGGAACATTTAGTTCTCTCGAAAATAAAAAACGAAGAATTAGGCAAAAAGTATTACAATTTAACTAATCATAAAAACGATCATTGGTTTTCTGATTCAAATAAAAACTTATCGACTAGACAAAAAATGTCATCGAATCATCGTTCGAAAAGAGGTTATGCTCCTCCTAGACTAGGCAAACCCACCCTTATAAAAGAGAACGCTAAAAGTAAACTAAAAGGATCCCAAAGAACGGAAAAACAAATCGCTGCTTCTTTGGCTCATTCGAAAAAAATGCAAGGGGTTAAACGAGGTTCTTATGGCGTCGAACATGGTGAAAAAATTTCTAAATCTCGTAAAGGGAAAAACACGGGAATTGTCCCAAAAAGTGCGTTTAAACATGGATGTGTCCCCTGGAATAAGGGACGCAAAAAAGGAGAAGATTATGCCAAGACCCAAGGGTTCAAAGAACAAAACTACCGCTAATGAAGTTGCCGAGCCTGTAGAGTTCGACTACGAACGAGATGATGGAATGTTTGATAACTCGTATCAGACTATGGAACAGGCAGTCGTAAGGATCGAACAACCAGCCTGGACTTTATCGCCACCGAGTATGAAGTTGTCGGATCATACAACAGAACCACTACCAAGCCCGATTCTAACAGCTGAAGTTCATCGGGCTGCGGTTTCGAAAGGACAAACAAAGCTTTATCTTGTTGAAGGTGAAGTTCAAATGTCTCCTCGGCAGGCTGGTAGAGGTTCGGTTGTAGCGAAGCAGTTTCGCCTAGTTCAAGCGAACGACGAATCGCAAGCTGTTGACAAATATTCGAATTACTTTCGGAGTCTGAGCGACGGAGACGCTGTATATACTACTCTTCGCGCGGCTGCTATGGAAACAATCAGCTGATGTTCGTCGAGCTATATACGAAAGAAGATTGTCCATATTGTCAGATGGCTAAGATTGCTCTGTGGGACAAACAAATCCCTTACAGCGAACATAAGCTTGGTAGACATTTTTCAAGAGAACAAATCCTAGAAAAGTTCCCGGAAGCTAAGTCTTTCCCGATAATAGTGCTTGACGGATTCTATATCGGAGGCTATAATCAGCTTAGGGAACATTTGAATTCGAATAATGATTCTCAGATTCAATTGAACGGTTAGGAGCCATATTATGTACCAGCGTGACACCTTGCTGAAGGATCTTCGAACCCAAGTGTTGGAAGTTCACTTCACGAAAGCTAATGGAGAGAATCGAGTCATGCGCTGCACTCTTCAGAAGCATATGCTACCCGAGAGCTACCAGCGTAGTCTTGGGGAGCAAACCGAAGAAAAGATTTTCCATAAGGAAAATCCCGACGTTATCGCAGTTTGGGATCTAGGCGAGAACGGTTGGCGTTCTTTCCGGATTGATTCCGTCTTTTACTGCGAAGCCAAGACCGCATACTAAAAGGAAACCAAACAGAAATGACTGAACGTTACTGGGGATATCACGCTATCGTGGATGCCGCTGGTTGTGACATCGAAAAGATGACCAGCTATGACAATATCTATAACTTCAATAAGCAGCTAGTCAATGATATTGATATGGTTGCGTATGGCGAACCACAGATTGTTAACTTCGGCGCTGGTAACAAGGAAGGATACAGCCTTGTTCAGCTGATTGAAACTAGCAATATCTGCGCGCACTTCGCTAATCAGGATCGAGAGATCTACCTCGATGTATTCAGTTGTAAGCCATTCGATGAACGTATCGTCGAAGATTTGATTGTGAAGTACTTTGACGCGAAGTCTCTACGTCGAGCTTTCCTGAAGCGTCAGGCTACTCTGGAAACTAACTGATGATAGTAGGGTTCACTTGCGGCGCATTTGACCTACTACATTCCGGTCATATTCATCTTTTGAATAGTGCCGCGAAACAATGTGACTATTTGGTTGTTGGGTTGCATACTGACCCAACTATTGATCGCCCGGAGAAGAACAGACCCATACAGTCTACTTTAGAAAGACACATTCAGCTGGGCGCGCTGAACGCTGTCAACGATATCTTTCCGTATGACACGGAGTTGGATCTAGTGAATTTTTTATCAACCGCGAATATCAATAAAAGATTCATAGGTTCAGATTACGCTTTCAGATCTTACACTGGTATGGAAATTTGTAGAGAACGAAACATAGAGATTATTTTGATTCCGAGGTATCACACTTGGAGTAGTTCTGAATTGAGGAGAAGAATTAAAAATGGTTAGAGTTGTTACTGATTTCCCGATTGCTTACGAGAGTCATGATCACATCGTTCCTAATGGCGCAAAACAAGATAATACTAAAAATGGCGCATATGTGAGAGAACTTATCCGTAGGTTTGGACCTGATATGCGTTACATGGATCTTGGATGTGCTGGAGGTGGATTCGTTTCTCAGTTCTTGAAGAATGATATTCTTGCTGTTGGTATCGAAGGTAGTGATTACGGTAGAAAGAATGAGCATGGCGAATGGCCAAAGATTCCGAATAACCTGTTCACTGCTGATATCACCAAGCCATTTGAAGTTCTAGACGACGAAGGTAATCGTATCGAGTTTGATGTTATTTCGGCATTCGATGTGCTTGAACACATCCATGAAGCTGACTTGGTTCAAGTGCTTACAAACATTAACAATCACCTAAAGCAAGGTGGTATCTTTACTGCTGGTATTGCTACATTCCCCGACGAAGGGTATCACGTTACACTGAAGGATGAACCTTGGTGGGATGGTTTACATTCTGATCATGGATTGATGCGAGTTGATCCGCTCGAGAACTTTGGTCGACTCACCTCTATCAATGCGGTGTATCTGAAGCGATGAAACCTGTAGCTATAGTAACTGGGTCGTTTGGTTACATCGGCTCAGTTCTTACTAAAGTCCTAAAAGAAAACGACTACCATATCGTTGGTATTGATAATGATATGGTGGCGCTAAATTGTTGGTTGTCAAACAAGACAAGAACAAAGTATTGTGATGAGTTCGTTGGAGATTGTTTCACTAGCGTAGCCGCTAGACAAGTGTTGCATGATTATCCGGAAGCAACTGTATTTCATCTTGCGGCAAGAAGCTTACTTGGACCGAGCGCGTATTTGCCTCTTGAATATTTTGAAAACAACACAGCGAAGACTCTCAAACTTCTTCAGAATTTGAAACCGACTCACAAACTTATTTTTGCCAGTACAGCGGCAGTTTACGCCGAAACTGATAAGGTTGTCACTGAAGCAAGTAGAATCAGCCCCCCGAACAACTACGGTCTTTCGAAGCTCTGGTGCGAGCAGATGATTGATGCTTCCTACGAAGTCAAAGGGTTGAGAGCAGCTTCGTTTAGATTCTTCAATGTCATTGGTGCTTATGGCGACGTTGGGCAGCAACCAGACACTCCCCACATTATCAATAAACTTTGTGATAAAGCCATAATGGGTGATACACCGTTTGTTATTCATGGCGACGACTATGACACCAGAGATGGTACTTGTGTTCGAGACTACTTACACGTTGTCGATGTCTGTAGAGCTCTAATTCACGCTGATAAATACCTTAGCGACAAAAATCCTTGTTCCTTGAAGTTCAATCTAGGAACCGAAACGGGAACCTCTGTTTTAGATATCGTCGAGATGTTCAACAACCTTTGTAGGAAAGTTGAATACAGAATCGGCGTAAGGAGAGTAGGCGATCCGCCGTTCCTAGTCGCAAATCCTAACAAATTTATCAGAACCACTGGGTTCCAATACAAGTATAAACACTATGACTTAGACATAATGATCAAATCTGCGTGGGAGTATCGTAATGGCGTTCGAGGAAAATGAAATCTCTACCAAGTCTTTTGGTGGAACTGAAATGGTCAAGCGCGCGATCGCCGCGCGTATGCCAGAGGGTCTAGCTGACGAGTTTCAGATTATCTGCTCTAGAGTTAGAAATATTGAGGAAGACAAGATTAGAGTGTATTGGTTGCACGATCTTCCTCAGGATCCAGAAACTAATCATTTAAAGGATGCTGTCAGCCGAGACCGTTTTCATAAGATGGTCTTTTGTGGTCACTGGCAATACAATCAATACCTGAATATATTGGGTATTCCGCCGAACGATAAGTGCGCGGTGATTGACACTCCAATCGTACCAGTCGAATATAAAAAGAAATCCAATGAAGAGATTCGACTTATCTATACATCAACACCGCAAAGAGGGCTGGCTCTTCTTGTGCCAGTGTTTGAAGAGCTTTGTAAGAAACACTCAAACATTTACCTTGATGTGTTTTCGAGCTTTGAAATTTATGGTTGGAGTGGAGCAGACAAGCAATTCCAAGACCTCTTCGAAAGATGCAAAAATCACCCGAACATAGTCTATCATGGATTTGCTCCTAACGAAGTAGTAAGGGAAGCTCAACAGAAGGCTCACATCTTTGCGTATCCTTCTATCTGGCAGGAATGTAACAGCCGAGCTCTTATTGAATCAATGAGTGCTGGCGCTCTTTGTCTGCACCCTAACCTTGCTGGTCTTTCTGATACTTCCGGTAATCTGACTTCAATGTATCAGTTCGAAGAAAATGCAAATGTTCATGCCAATAAGTTCTATCATCTTCTAGACCAAGCTATCGGCGTTGTTCATGAAGAGAGTACACAGAACTACCTACGTTATGTGAAGTCTTACGCTGATAACCGTTTCAATATCAATAAGATTGCTCATCAGTGGGAGGATATGCTTACTTCTCTAAAGGAACAGTATCCAGTCGGTTCCAGAGGCATCCCTAAGAAGATGTTCAAATATAGCACATGATAGTATCAACAACACCCCTCCGAATTAGTTTCTTCGGAGGGGGATCAGATATTCCCCAGTATTACAACCAATGTGTAACTAAAAATCCTGGGATGGTCATTTCTACTACCATCGATAAGAATATACAGATTGCTCTGAACAAGTGTCAAACTAATCACATCAGAGCGGTCTATTCAGAGATGGAAGTTGTTGACAAGGTTGAACAGTTGAGACACAATCGTATCAGAGAAGCTTTGAAATATTTCAACATCAAAAACAACATCGAGATTTGTAGTTTCTCGGATGTTCCTACTAAGGGTACGGGTCTTGGTTCTTCTTCGACTTTCACCGTAGGGTTGTTGAAGGCATTGTACGCTCATAAGGTTCTACTTCATAACAAGAGAGATCTCGCGGAGGCTGCTTGCGAGATTGAAATTGATATCTGTGGAGAACCAATCGGCAAGCAAGATCAGTATGCAGCTGCGTATGGCGGGTTCAACGTCATTCGGTTCGATTCGTCCGGCGTTGAAGTCACTCCACTGAATATTGGGGCATCAGTTCTTCGTAAGTTGAACGACAACCTTATGTGTTATTCTACAGGTATAAGTAGAAGCACAACAGACATCCTTTCTGATCAGGTCAATAACATCAG